AAGCCGACGATGGCGGTGACGTCCTTCTGGATGGTCGCAAACTTGTTCAGCACCTCGCCCTGCGCCTTGGCAAGCGCGGCCTGCCACGTAGACGCGCCAGCGATCAGGGAGCCGGTGTTCAGGAAGGAGTAGAACCGGCCCATGACGACATTCTGCAGCTTGGTAAGGAAAGCGTCGTCAGACTTCTCGACGGCGATCTCAGCGCCGTAGGTGTTGACGTCCTCGATGGGAACGGCCTTGGCATACTTCTCGATGGTCAGGTCTCCCTTCGCCGCCTGGGCGATGGTCGCCTTGCTGTAGGGGATCACGTTGCCGGGGCCGACGTTGCCGCTTTCAAGCGCCACATCGGCGGTGTAGGAGATCAGGCTGGTGCCGGGCGCCTTGCGGATGGGGCGCATGATACCGATGATCTGGCGCAGGGCGTCCCAGTTGTCGCCGAAGCGGGTTACGAAATCAATCTCGCGGGCGGTGACGTTTGTATAAACGTTCGGCAGGGAATCACGCGGATTGGTCAGGGTTTCAATATTGGTAGCGGGCATTGATATTCAACTCCTTATTGTTTGTTCATCATTTCGGCGAGCGCCTTCTGTCGCTCGGCGGTGGACATCACATAGCGACCGTGTTCGTCCTTCTTGTAGATGTCCCCCCGCGTCAGCTTGACGCTGCCTCCCGTGGGCGGCGTTTCTACGTCTGCACCTCGGGTCTCCGGGGCGGCCTTGTATTCGCCCCACTCGGTTCTGATGCTTTCGCGCTGCTTGTCGGCGTCCTTGATGGCGTCGCCGTCGAGTTCCATGTCGGCGAAGTCAGTCATCTTGACGATGCGGTCGTGGAACTTCTCAGGGATGTTCTCGGCGGTCAGCAGCTTGCGATAGGCGGCCTGCTTGGCAGCGAGCGCTTCCTTGCCCGCGACCTCGGCCTTGTAGTCGTCGAAGGACCTCTTCATGGTGTCATATTCGGACTTCCAGTCCTTCCCGGATTTGAGCGCGTCCAATTCCTTCTGCAGCGCGGGCAGCTTGTCAGCTTCGGCCTTCGCGGCGGCGAGGTCGTCCTTCAACGGGTCGACCACGCCCAGATGCAGCGCGATCAGCTGGTTTTCCAGCTCTTCGGTGTGGGCGTCGCCCAGTATTTTGCGGAGTTCTCCGCGGGTGAAACGAGATGCCATGACATTCTCTCCTTTGCTTCGGTGGCTGTGCTTCGCCATTCGAGATTTTGATATATAAAAGCGGCGCCGCGGTGCTTTGCGGTGCCGGTTTTACCCTTCCATATGCCTTTTGATGATTCTCTGCACGTTGGGCTTGGCGCGGTTGATGCCGTCGATGATGAACGGGCGACCCTTCAACTTATAGGTGCCCTGGTGGACATACGACGCATACGCCGTGTTCGCGGAGACCTCGACGCGCCAGTTGTACGTGCCCGGGCGCATACCGATGCCGGAGCCGTAGATGTTTCCGGCGTCCTTGACCTCCAAACTGCGCTCCAGCGCGCCGGTGTCATAGATTTCGGTGTGCCCGTCCGGGCCGTGCGGGTCGTGGTAGCCGTAGTGCATCATCCACATGATGTTGTCGATGAGTTCGTCCTCGACCTCCTGCTTCGCCTCGCCCTGCTGCCGGGACAGCGCGTTCAGGAAGTGGGGCGTGTTGTCGACGAACTTATACGCTGGCATTGTGTCGCCTCCTGTGCGCCTCGGCGAGCGCGACCTCTCCGCCCAATTCGGAGATGATCTCCCGCCGCCAGCGCAGATATGCGCGGACCTGCGACGGTGCGAGCATCCGCGTCGCGTGCATCGGCCTGTGTCCGTGCAGGTGAATCGCCAGTGCACAGCGGCATCGCATGGTCTCCGCCGGGTGCGCCTTCGGGTCGTGCGGATAGCGGATCGCACCGTGGAACGACATGAAGGCCGTGTGGATGGGCCGCGTCTGGCCGTTCAGGTGCCGGTGCGACGGGCGGATGCGGGCGTCGGGGATGCCGAGCCATGTCTTGTCGATGTCAAGGCCCAGCGCGTCGGCGTCGAGACCCGCCTGATACGCGCCGGAATCGCACGCGCCATAAATCCGGGCCTGCGCGGCGGTGTCCATGGCATTTTTCGCGCCGTCCGCCGCCTTGCGGGCAATGGCATCAGGCAGATCGTCCGCGGCGGTGCCGCTGATAATATCGGCGTTTGCGATGGCCTGCAGGCGCTTTTCGTTCCACGCGATGTCCTTCCGGCGGTTCAGTTCCCGGAGCGTGACGGTGATCAGCCCGGCGGCAATGAGGGCGAGAACGACATCTTTTGTATATGGGAGCAGTTTTTCCTTCGTCTCGTCCTCGGGGACCGAGCGGCTGTGCGAGTAGCGACCGGCACCGCCGCCCCGCGTCCCACCGCCGCCGCCCCTGATCTGCCCGTTGAGGGTGAACGCGGTCAGCGTCGCGCCGTCGGCGAACGCCTCGGGCAGAACATCGTTGACGCGCCCGGTCGCCGCGGCGTTCGCGGCGTAGAGTATCAGCGCAATCGTCCGGCGGGCCTTGCGCCATTTCCTGTCCGCGAACGGGTTGCGCGGGTTCCCGGCCAGGTATGCCTCGACGGCCTCGCGGGCCCTGTCGGCAGCTTCGTCATAGTCGGCGGCGTATTCCGTCTTGACATCTGTCAGGATGCGGTTCGTGTCGCGCCCAGCGCCGCCGCCTCGTGTGCCGCCACCGCCGCCGGTGACGCGCCTGCGCCCGGAGAAGGTCACGATTCATCCGCCTCCGATTCATCGGGCGTAGTCGTCTCGTCGTCGAAGCGCTCGTCGTTCTCGGTGTCGCGCTCGACGAGTATGCGCTCGACCTCGTCCACGGTCAAAAACGGCAGATGCTCCAGAATGGCGCGGTCGGACAGGTACTGCGCGACGGACGCGATCATCTCGGTCTGCTCCCGCTGGTTGACGATGCGGTTGCGCTTATACTGCGGTTCGTCGTCGATGCCGAGCAGGGCGAGAAGCTGCTGGATGAAGTCGGTGCACTGGGTCTCGAAGTCGTCGGCGTTTTCGTCAAGCGGCTGGAACGCTGCCTCGATCTCGGTCGCAGTGCGCTCGCCGCTGGACATGTTGGTGACGTCCAGCGCGCCGAAATCCTCATAGATCGCGGAGCGGATGTGCTGGAGCCACGCGACGCGGGACTGGAACGGCACATCCTGGACGTAGGGCTTGAGCGAGGACGATTCAACGCCCATGGACTGCGTATCCGCCGTGGCGATGTGGTCGCGCTGCAGGCGGTTGAGGAACGCTTTCAGGTCGTCCTCGGACATGCCGCCGCAGTTCTCGACGATCCAGTAAATCTGGGCGCAGTCCTGCAGGTCGTTGGCGAAGCCGGACTGGATGAGGTCATAGCTGTCGATTCGCTCACGCATGCCGACGAGGGTCGACTGGTACAGTTCCGACCCCTTCATGCGCAACACGGGCAGCGTGGAATAGTTCTCATAGCCGGTGACCTCGAACCCGCCCGCCTCGGTGCGGATGCCGTTGACGATGTAGGCGCGGCGCGGCGCGGTCTCGACGAAGTCATATCCGCCGGTCTCAGAGCGGCTGGTGTACTTCGTATAGCCGGTTTCCTCATAGAGGACGGCGGTGACGGGCTTGTTCGGCCCGACGGTCCAGAAGCGAACTCCCGCGCGGAGCGCCCCGGTGGTTTCGTCGTACAGCGGCGCGAACTCGGTCAGCGGGAACACATACAGCCGGTCATGGTTCCAGAATCCAAAGCACTCGCGATGAATGAGCGCGTAGTATGCCAGCCGGTAGAAGTCCCGGTCGAAGCGCGGCCCCAGGCGCAGCTTGGTGGTGTCCACATTCACGACGTCGCCGCGCTCGTCGCGATCCTCGACGATGTGATCCTTGAAGAACACGCCGTTCCCCAGCAGATACGCGCAGCGCTGCACGTTCAGCCGGTGGAAGAAGTTCGACGATATGCGGTTGTTAGCGGCGGTGACGTTGACGAGGCCGGAATCGCTGTGCTCGGCGATGAACCGCGTGTAATTGTTCACGGTCACGTTCCGCTGGTGGTCGTACTCGTCGGCGGCCTTCGCGGTCAGATAGGCTTCGGAACTGATGTGCTCGCGCACAACCTTGCCGATGAAGTCGGCGGTCTGCCCGGCGGCGACGGCCTTTTCGTAGTCCTGAAAGGTCAGCATTTAAGCCCTCCTGTCATAGTAGCGGCAAACACATGCCGCGGAATCCGGCGCGTCGTCGTGCTCGGCGTCCTCGGTGTAGTCCATGATCTGCGCGATGTAGTCCGGGTCGGTTCCATCGAGCCAGACGATGTTCGGCCACCACTTGCGCAGCCATGTGGAAATCTTGATGTATTTGTTCTCGAACTCGTGATAGGTGCGCCCGCGCCCGCCGTGGGCGGTGATCTCCTTGGCGAGATAGCCCTTGTCGCCGTTGTCCTCGGCGTTGATCGTGCCGCACATGAGCCGCGCGGTCTCGGCAACGCAGACGTCGATGACAGTATCGACGTGGCGGTGCCAGAGCCGCCCGTACATGTACAGCTTGTCGCCCCGGCGTTTGCCGCAGGTGAACGCGGTATAGTCCTCGCCGCCATAGGCCGCGTCGATGTGGGCGATGCCGTCGCGGATGAGCGCGGCGTCGGACGTGAACACAGGCGGCGTGGAGAACAGGGCGTTCTCGGCAGCAATGTGCCGCAGTTCATAGTTCGCGGCGAACAGCGACGGCGCCATGGACCGGCGCTTCTCGTCGATCAGTTCCGGCGACATGATGCCGGTGGTGTAGCAGTCGTACCGCTGGACGTTCGGCATCAGCGTGGAGATGGCGTCCTCGCGGTGCCATGGCGTGCCGGTGTTGATGATGCGCCCGCCGTGGTTGCGGACGTTCTGCAATTCCTGATAGACCAGCTTCACGCGCTCGCGCTCGGCGCGGGACTTGCGGTCCTCGAGGTTGACGATGTCGTCGGTAAATATGCGGTCGTAGTGCTTGCCGGTGATGCTGCCGCCGGAGCCGATGCCGAGCAACTGCGACGTGCCGCGCGGGCTGTCGTTGTAGCTGGTATTGATCTCGTTGGCGGTGCTGGTCAGCACGCGAAGCGGCGCGCCCATGACCTGAGAAACGGCATAGGCGAAATCCTCGTTCAGCAGGATTTTGTAGACCTGGTGAATGATCTCCTTGACGTCGCCGTCGGTCTTGCGCATAAACAAAAGCGATTTGCGCGGCATGAGCGCCACGTAAATCGCCAGCACGATTGACACGCAGGTGGTCTTATAGGACAGGCGGTGCGCCAGCAGCGTCATGTCGCCGTCACCGTACAACATCGCCTTCATCCAGTCGTTATGGAGTTCGCCCAGCTTGGTGAAGCCGACCATGCGGCCCACGCGGGCGGGATCGTCGCGGAATATGCGGAGGTAGTCCGCGCGGGACGGCGTCATGGGTCATCATCGCCAAACAGGGCCGCTTCGACGGCGGCGATGGTGTCCGGGTTCGGCATGTTGACGTTGACGGTCTCGGCGGGCTTTTCTCCCAGCAGGCCCAGCGCGATCTCGACCATCTTGCTGTTGCCGTGGGTCGCGCCGCGGATGATGCTGTCGGCGATGATCTCCGCGCCGGACATCTGCTTGCCGTCCTTCGTGGTGAAGGTGTCGCCCATGCGGGCAATGAACGCGCGGGCGATGGACTTGCGGTCCGCTTCCCGCTGGTGCCGCTTCCGCGCAGCCTCCGACGCAGTTTCCGAGGTAAACGGCCTGCCGCGTGGGGTTTTGACCCCGTTTACCGGGGACACAGGGCGGTCATTGTCGGGCATGGGTGGTCACTCTCCTTCTGCCGCATGTGGAAATCGTAGATTTTCAGATCCTTTTTCATGCGGTTGATGTGCTTTTGCAGATCCCGTCTGTGAATCGGGCCTGCGGTCAACAGTTCGCGCTCCGCGGCGCGTATGGCATCGACGTGCCGCTGGCGGGCGTCAGCCATTGAGCAGCACCGCTTTGTCTCCGGTCAGTTTCTCCCAGCGGGCCAGTATCACATCGACATACTTTGGCTCACGCTCCATAAGGCGGCATTTGCGGTTGAGCTGTTCGCACGCTATCAACGTCGTGCCAGACCCGCCAAACGGTTCCACAACAATGTCCCCTTCTCGGCTGTGCATTTTGATACAACGTGCCGGCAGTTCAACCGGGAATGCGGCCGGATGCCCTTCGCGCTTGTTCACCGTCGGTATATCCCATATTGCCCATTGTCCCCACTCGCTACGTTCTTCGTCTGTCAGGGTCTTTTGGAATATATTCAGGTCATCATATTTGCGGCGAATTACAGCGTAATCATCCAAAAATGCAGAGATGCCGTTTTTGTTGCAATATTTCTGTATCTTTGTGTAATTGTCCTCATTCATCATGGCCCATTGATGCGGTGTAAACCAGTGTCCGTACATAAACCGCGCGCCGGTGATTTGCGAAAGCGTTTCGTTGTTCAGATTCGCCGTTTCCGCTTGTTTGGCCATGTATTCTTGAATCGGCTTGAAATCCTTTTCAAAGTCGCGCTTTGCATAGCCGAGGACCCATTCATATTCCTGTACCGGCTTCATGCTTACAAGGTGATACGGATTTACGCCGGTGAAATTACCGCCCTGTTTTTCCCATATCCGCGCATACATCATGCCAAATCCGTTTTTATCCATGCGTTCTGTCGAATACATGGATGTCGGCTCGATGAACTGGTTTCCGGTTCCAAACAGGTCCGCGATATTCCAGCATACAATCCGCACATACTTTGTCAGCACATCGATCACACCGAATATCGTATTACGCCACGGCTCAATGCCTTTTTCCTCGTATTCCATGCCGACGCCATAAGGCGGTGAAGTTACAGCCATTCGGCCTTGTTTGCCCTGCATCAGCATTTCAAAATCTTTTGCCGATGTTGAATCGCCGCACATGACACGATGCTGGCCAAGTTGATATATCTCTCCGTATGCGGCCCGTGTCGGAATCGGAATTTCTTCGTCAAAATCGTCCTGTTCAACGCTTGCGCTGTCCGCGTTATTGTCGGAATCTTCGCTATCGTCGGGAAAATCCTCAAACCCTTCAAACTCCGACATATCGAAGTCGAAGCCGCTGAACTCCAATTCGTCGAAGTCGGCGGCGAGGATGTCCAGGTCGAAGCCGGTCTGGGCGTTGGTGAGGTTGTCCGCGTCGCGCAGTTCGCGGATGTCGGCGTCGGTGAGTTCGTCGGCGGCCTTGTCGACGGTGTGATAGGGCATCATGCAGCCGAGTTCCAGCGCGGCGAGACGCCTGCCGTGGCCGATGACGAGGACGTTGTCGCGGGTGAGAACGGTGTCCTGCTGCCATCCGTGGCGCTTGATGGAGTTGACGATGTTTTTGATCTGCCGGTCGTCGTGCAGCTTGGCGTTGCGCTCATATGGCGTGACGTCGTTCGGGTCGATCCAGTTCGGGTAGCGTTCGCGGTCATAGTCGAACGCGCGATTCTTCTTCATTTGGGGTTGCCTCCTGTGCTATAATCAATTCGGGGTGATGGTCATGACGATACAGTGCGTCAAGCGCGTCGTGTGCAATGTAGACAATACTGAGAAGTCGTTTTTCTTCCTGGCGATCCGAAACCCGGACGGCACATACCGACCGGGGATTCGCCACGGGTGCAACGACAGGTTCAGCGGCGGACCGCTCCCCGGCCTGCCGTGCATCCTGTGTTGGGATCGGGTGAATCGCGAAGTGTTCGGCGACGCCCGGGCGAATCATCCCCCACGTCCCCACCAACGCGAAGGAGGCGGGCACGGAGAAGAATAGCCGTGCCTCTTTTGTGAATCCCGCGCCGGAAAGGGGAGCATCCGGCGCACTGCCTTTTGTTGCGAACAAAAAAGAGCCGGGCATGGTGTCCCGGCTCTCTACGGTAGTAATATAACACATTTTAACTGCATTGTGTTGACCCT